GTTTGAACATCAAACAAATAAAGATCAAATTCTGATGATGCATTAGTATATGGTGCATCAGATAATGAGAATGAATAAACTCTTGCAACACCAATTTGTGTTCCATTACCAGCAGTTGCACTAGATCCTCTTCTCTTATCAAATAATTTAACAGTATTAGCACTTTGATTCAATGCTAACCAAGGTGTTCCTTGTACATTGTTAACTTTTAATTTTGTTCCAAACTCAAAAGGAACTAATGAATTATCAGTTTTATCAGTATCTCTTGGTTTTTCAACATCCACAACTGTTGTAGATATTGTTTCTATATCATATCCCTTTACATATGCAGTTCCAGCAGACACTTTAACTGCCATCAAATCTTCAGATGGTGTGTTACCTTCATCAGTTTGCTGCCCCTCAAAGTATACACCTTCGTTTGATTCACGATTATTAAGTGATTCTTTTACTTCAACTTTAAAATTATCTAACGAGTAATTACCTGATTCATCAAAAGTTCTCTTTGCAAAGTAATCTCTAATTAAATTATAGTCTGATTTGTTTTGTAACTTCTTTATTTCTCCATTATCTATTCTTAAAAGTTCAACAAAGGATTTATCATCATAATCATTAAGTGCTTTTTTGGATAAAGTTGCAGTAATTTTTAACCTATCTGCACCAGGTGCAGCGAAGTTTGAAAATCCTTTAGCGTTATCATACAGTGATTTGTCATCTTTGGCTGATACAATTTCTTCCAAAATTGTGAGACCAACTCGATATGATGGTGTATTGGTATATGGATCAAGAACTATCTTACTTGATGATACATCTACAAATGTACCTCTTACAAAGAAGACTCCCTGCCCAACTGATGCAAGAGAACCTATTGAAGTTGCATCCTCAGACACCACTGTTGCAACAGTTTCACCTGCTGATACAGTTGTATTTCCATATGTAAATGTATCTTCTGTAATTAATATTTCACCATCTTCAAAACTTGAAATACTATTATCAGTACCTGATTGTGAATATTTCACATATAAGGTAACATCTGTATACTCTGCACCATCTGTTGGGAAGAAACAATCATCAACAACAGCAACAACCCCAGATGTTTGACCTCTTAACTTCTTACCATGCAATTGCTTTGTATATACAGTTACATCTATACCCAAATGATCTGGATTTATTTTTACAGCATTATACTCACCATTGTAATTAATATTACCAGGAATCACCATTGATCCCTCTTTGAATATATGACTACCGAATGATTCTACCTGATTCTGTAATATTGATTGTAACTGCGTTAATTCTCTTGCTTGAACTGGGAAACCAGGTTTAAATAACACACGATAAAAATTATCATTCTTATCGAAATCGTCAAAAAATGGGTTTATATTTAAATTCGTTTTTTGTGGCATTTTTTAGAATTCTAGAATGATTTTAACGTCTTCTTTTTGTCTAGCGTTTCTTGTAATCAGTGGACGATTATCAAGATATACTATATCTCCTGACTTTTTATTTATCTCAGGATTAGACACCCCTTGTGTGAACTGGGTATCCAATGATATTAATTTGGTTCCAGTTGGATTTGTACTAACACCAGTGAATCCAGTATCTATAGATCCAGTAAATCCACTTGAATTTACTTGGTTGGTATTAGATGCAAAAGCGTGAACCTTAGCGAAAGTAGATACTCCAACATAATCTGTAGTATCAAATGATGTTTGATTTAAAACATTAGATCTGTCTTGAACAAATTTTAATACTTTAGTATCTACATCATATGCAGCAACAAAACCCTTTGCAGTTCCTCCAGTTACAACCTGAGTCACTGAATTACCTATAGTTGGAGTTCCAGTAGTGGTTGTAAACTTCAAAGCACCAACAGATGAAAATGTAGGATCAGTAAATGTTGATGTTGAACCAATAGATGTTGGGTTTTTAAGAATACCAATTTGTGAAAAACTAGTATTTACGGGAAAATCATTAGTCGTTGATGTATCGAATCTTGCAAACACTAAGACTCTATCAGATCCTAATTCTTTGTAGATATCACTACCGTGACCTTTTGATGGTGGAATGATTGGTATCAAACTTGCTTTTGTGGATGCACTTGTATTACCAATAGCACCCAAATCAACCATACCATAGGTGTATCCCTTACCACCAGCAGAAACAACTGCGTTGGTAACTTTACCATTCACAACATCAACAACTACTTTACCACCAGTTCCGTCACCCAAAATACTGACTTCTTGACCAGTTCCATTTGCGTATCCAACTCCCTGATTATCAATATAAACCTTTTTGATCTGGTTATTATTTACATCTGAGTCTCCATTATCTCTTACTGCTGCTATCTGAGAGTCAGTTGAAGATGACCAACTATTTGAAACTGATATAAAGTCTGTTGAATCAAACTTTATAATATCACTTGGAGAAACTGTAAATAAGTATTTCCAAAGATATCCATCACCACTAGTACCTGCTTTAGATGGTTCTAAATCAGTAAATGTAGGTTCATCCAGAGAAGCATTACCTGTAGTAGAAATGCCTGATGATCCATTATCAATACAGATATAAACTTTAAAATCGGTATTCATTACATAATAGTTTGCATCGTACAAACGTGTAGATCCTGTTATAGGTGATCTATTAGTTAAACTGTAGTCATGACGATACATTTCATATTTTGTACCCCTTGACCAAGATATTTTTCTTACAAGTCTTCTAACATTATCAGATGTTACTTTTTTACCAAATGACATGTTATCGCCTACAAAATTCATGTAGTTAACGTTATCAGTTGGACTTGGTGTATCAGTATTAAAATCTGTTGCTCTACCAAACCCAGATGTGGTTGGATTGGACAGACCAACAAATACGTAGTAAGAATTGTTAGAGTCTGTAACGTTATCTACAAAATTACTAGCATTTAATATTCTAAACTGATCTGTTACAATAGCGGCCATCGAATTGGGTTTTTTTCTATATTTATACGTTAGAGACTATGGTTATTTACTTAATCCACCAGTATCCCTTAAACCTGTCCCTCGTCTCTGTAATATTGGGAAGGTAGAAAGACCTGCATCTATATTTAACCCAGTTACACCAATAGATATTGGAGAACTCGATCTTGTAAATCCAGAAATTTTTCCGAATGATAATGTTCCACAAGGATTAGTTGCTGAACCAGTGGTTGCAATACCCACTACACTTGTAGTTGATAATACGTTGCAAGTTATAATACCTACATTTACAACTCTTGAGAATGCGTCAACTTTATATACATTATTTAAGAATGTTGTACCAATACCAACTGTTGATGAATTATGACCATCAATAGATGTGATTCCAAAACCAGTCACAGTATCTGATACCAATATCCTATTATTTACTGCAAGAGCAGACATACTTGGATGAGTAACAAAGAATTCTAATGCAAGTGGATTGCCACCAATACCTGTTGCTGTCTGTATTCCAGTAATGATACCAGAGAATCCAGTTGCAACACCAGCATTAGTAATGTTTTCAAGAGATACGGAAGGTAGAGCAGTAATTACTTGTGGTGGGATTGAATGTGTATATCCAAGACCAGGATTAGTAATATTCGCTGTACCAGATAAAGATCCATTCACAACACTCAAAGTAGCAGCAGCAGTTGTACCTACACCTACACCAATCGCACTTGGGGCAGATATCTTAACATTAACTGTTGCACCTGTATAACCAGATCCACCACTTCCAATCGTGAGTGCACTGATTGTACCAGCTGCAGATACAGTTGCTGTTATTGCTGCAGATACTGGATTACCTGAAGTATTAACTAATAAAGCATCAATACTTATAGGACTTCCAACTTCATAATCAAACAATCTACCATTATCTAAGAATAATTCTGTTCCAGATGTAGAAAGATCACTAATGATTCTAGCGGTTGGATAAACTAGCGGTTCAATAGAGTCTCTTGCTTTAGACACTGCTTCACCTGCAATATTCTTATCTACCTTTTGTTTAGTCCAACTAATTGGTCTAGGAGCAGTACTGATACCCAATCCTGTGTATAAATTAGTTTCTACTTTATCTGATGTTGTGATATTGTATATTGTTCTTGGATCTTGTGTGAGTGTTCCAGAAATAGTATCATTTTTATTTAAAGTAAGAATATCACCCTGTTTTACAGATTCTATTATGTTAACTGATACACTGTCCGTTCCACGTTTTCCTCTATAGAAAAATATATCAATCTTATCATCTTCATCAGGTGCTTCACTGAACGTAAACGATGTACCGCCCTCAAACTGATAATGTTGACCAGGTTCTTGTATTACACCATTTACAAATATCAGTAGAACAGCATTTAGGTCTATTTCAGTGCTAGTGGTCTCAAAACTTAATAATTCTTTATTAAATTCTAATGGAAATCTTGTTCTTGACCCATCTTGTAGATTTCTTATGGAATCAACATTATCTAATTCACCAAACTGCCATGATGCGAATGAATCAGTAAATGTCTCAAGAACTGTTAATTCAAAGTCTTGAACAACAGATCCAAGTCCACGATCAGTTACAAGACCAACTGGTTTGAATACATCACCCTTTCTAAATCCATATCCTTGTCTAGCAATCTTAAATGATGTTACTTCACGAAGAGTTGATCCAATACCAACTGTAGTTGCTGCTGATACGTCAACACTTACAAGTAAATTACTACCTGTCTCAGTTGTCGCACCAATACCTAATCTTGAGACACCAACAACTTCAAGATTCTCATATGATGGTTGTGGTATATTGATTTGTGGTTGTACATAACCAGATCCACCAGAAGTGACTGCGAATGTTAATGTTCCTCCAACTCCAACAGTTGCACTTACTACCGCACCTGTTCCTGCTCCACCACCAGCACCAACATTAATTGTTATTGTATCTGTTGTTTTAGCAGTAATTGTTGTTTGTATTCCAACTATTGGATCTCCACTTGTTGATGTTGGTGTAGGACCTGAACGTGGATATGGATGTAGAGTTTGGAAATGATCCTTAGAGCATCTGAATACTATACCACCAGTATCAATACCAACTGTATCATTCACATTTAAGTTATGACTTGGTATTGTAATTACAAACTCACCACTGAATGAAGTGTATTCTGCATTAGTTGCTGTATATGCAGGACCTGCAAAGTTTCCTTTTCTTATAGATCCTATACCAGCACTCTCAAATCTATGCTCATACGCTACATCTGTTACACCAATTGCTACAGTGCCTCTATATCCAGAACCATGTGAATCCATAGTTCCAATACCAACAGCAGTTATAGCACCACTTTGATTCTTAACTGCGGTTACTGCTGCACCAACTAATGGTGCAAATCCTAATCCGTTTGTAGATCCGAGTGATACAATCACACCACCTCTTGGTAGTTGGTTCTTATTCACATCTTCATTTGATATTATTAAATTATTACTTCCATCAGTAATACCTGTGAATGTAACACTTGTAATTCCTGTTGCACCTTCTGTAAAATCGTAAATATTTCCAGTATTATTAGTTGTTGTAGGTGTCTGGAATATATCATTCAAGAATAAAACACCACTTCCAGTTTCAATACCTGTGGTATTTGCACCACCAACGGTTAAAGTGTATGTTGCTCCAATACCTGTAAAGTCTCTACTGATATTATCAAATACAGTGTTTGTTGTATAATCCTGTCTAGTATAGACTCTTCCACCAAATGTAGATCTAGCTTCAGGAATGAGAGTCTGATCGTTAATAACATTTGTGCTATTACCTAATGGTGGTTCAGTGAAATGTATCTTACTACCTACAAAGTTGTATGATCCTAAGTGAATTCTAGCGGTTGCAGCATCATTATGTGATGCAGCAGTTGATCCTACTACACCTCTATCAACATTAACAAGACTAAATGTACCTGATCCTGTGATAGGTCCAACTGCAGTAGTTCCTAAACCTACTAAGTTAACCTTCATGAATTCATTATCAACTTTAAGTAGATCACCACTAGCGATTGTTCCGATACCTGATAATGAGAACACTGTCTCAGCAGCACCCACAGATCCAAAATTATCTTGAAGTGTATAAGTTAGTTTTGTAAATGCTACTGGACTTTGAGCAACACCATCTAAAGATATGATTGCTTTGGTCAATTTCTTATCCATTTCAAGTGTATGAGCATTTCCTGAACCAAAGGTAGAGAATCCAATAGCAGTTCCTGCAAGAGCATTATTTCTTGATGTTGCTAATTTGAATTCATCAGATCCACTCTTTATTGCATATACGGTTGTTGGAATATTACTACCACCAGTCTGTAGACTCGCTGCTGTAACACCTGAGAATGTTGATCCTGCAGCATATGTTAGTTTTTCACCAGTATTAAAGAAATGGTTTGGTACGTTGAATATACCAGTTGATACATTTAATGATATTGTTGGATCAAATGTTTTTTGGAATATTGGAGTTCCTTCGTGCTTGACTTCAAAATCAGTCTTATTAACTCTATTTCCATTTCGAGCATTGTAAGCGGATGTTATAACCTCTTCACTTACTGTACCATATGATAAAACATCTGGTAGATTAACAAAATCACTTGTTGTCTGAATTATCTCACTATGTGTTTGAACAGTAACGTTTGATACACCAGCATCGGGGAAGAATTTAACATTTAAATTAGAACCACTGAATTCTGTTCCGAAAGTACCAATTCCAGTTGTATTACCAGTTCCTACAGGTAAAAATGGATACTGAGTAATATATGAGTCAGTTGTGTCATTAATAATTAAGAATTGATGTAAGGCAGAACTAACTCCATATCCAACCTTTGCGGTTGATTTGATTGTAGTTACATCAGACTTAAGAACACTAAACACAGTTCCAGTGGAAGCAATACTTACATAATTTGTTTGCAATCTAGCAGAATTTACAGAAGCATCAGGTTGTCCAGTTGCTTTGAATGTATGTGTTCCTATTCCAGAAGCAGTTGTTCCGAATCCAACTATCTTTGTTCTTACAGTAACATCATTAGGATCTGTATTTGTATAATCAAGAGTTAATATTCCAGAACTTATACTTGAAGTAAATGTACCAATAAATCTATCGGATAATGAATCGTTTGAATCATTATCAAAATAAAACTCTGATGTAAAGGTATCAGTATCATTATGATCTACAAATATCTCTGCATAAGTTCTCTCATTAGTAGTTCCATTTAATATTTCAGCATTAACAAATAGTGATTCAGTTTTTCCCGTTTCTCTGTAAAGCAAATTGGAAGTTGATCCCGTACTAATTGTTTGATTTGATGATATTAAATCAACAAAACCTATTGTAATTGAAGTAGATCCAATACCAGACGATGTAAATTTATTTTTAATAATCTTCAAATCATAGTCTGTGTTAAACTTTTCAAAAGGTGTAAATCTAAGACTTAGTGTACTATCAGTTAAATCACCTTCTATATTTGCTATTTGACGATCAGATCTGTTATCAAGAGATCCTTTTTCAAATGTTATGATATCTCCTGTTGGTGATGGGAGTGTGATAATTTCTGTTGCCTGTCTTTCACTACCTGCAGGATCAATAACTTGAACTAAGAATCTTGAATATCCATCAAGTATATTGTAATCATGAGCATCAGCAAATATCAGCAAACATCAGCAAACATCAGCAACCA